AAGCCAATCCCGTGCTTCCGTGATGCGGTGATGCTCAAACCGCCTGTCCATGCCTTCGTCAGTGGTAGATCGTACCGGCCGCGAGTCTTTATTGGATTCTCTTCCTTGCGACTGCGGGGACGCGGGTTCGAATCCCGCCGAAGGCACCCATGAAACAAAGGAAGCCCGGAATCGTTTTCCGGGCTTCCGGCTTATTCGTGCTCCTTGTGTATGCGTGGTCTGCCGCCGCCGACGCCTCTGCCGGGACGTCGCGCGTTCCACCGGTCGATGGTTTCGGGGAGCCAGCCGCGGGTGCGGCCGATGCGCACGTCCGGCTCCGGCAGGTCGTAGACGGCGGCGTTCGCGACGCCGAGTCTTTTGGCGACCTGTTTGACGCCGAGGTATTCAGTCGTCATCGCCGTCCCTTCTGTCCATGATGAGCGTGGCGATGCACCAGATGCCCGCCGCGAGTCCGAACAGTCCGGCTTGCCATGGTTTTCCCGCGAAGCCGAGCATGGCGGACAGCAGGCCGCATGTGATGCCGCAGACGGCGAATATGGTGCTTGTTTTCATGATGGCCATGAAATAGGATGGAACCGGGGTTCCGGGCACTAGGTCTGCTCGGAACCCTTTCGTCATCTCTTATGGCGTGGTCTGCGCCGTATCGAGATGATGAGCGCCGCCAGCGCGATGATGTTGCTCGCCACCGAGCTGATGGCGGTTACGATGTCCGTCCATTTCATGCTCACCTCCTTTCCTGTTGACATAAACTATTGTATCAAAAATACATAAGTTATGCAAGCGAGATAGATATTACACGCCGAAAGGAGCAGAAATGAAAGAAGTCCTCGAAGAGATCGCACATCAACTCACACGCATAGCCGACCAAGGAGAACAGGCGGGCATGCAGATCAGCAGGGGTGATGCCCTGGAAGCGTGGGGCCTGCGCATCTACGAGGACGACTTCCTCAACGCCTTGACCCGACTCGGAATCGAAGTCACCGACTGATGCCGACACGACCACAAGCACGATGCACCTTCACAGGATGCAGCCGCAAAGCTACACATCAAGGACGCTGTGACCAGCACCAACGCAAACCATGGCGGAATCCATCAGCACACACGAGAGCCTTGAGGCAACACCACACCGAATGGACACACGTCAGAGCCGAACGCTTGAAGCTCGAGCCCAATTGCAGACGATGCAACCGCAAGGGAACCAATGTCGATCACATCATCCCAGTCGGCGCAGGTGGAGCATTCCTTGACATCAACAACACGCAAACACTCTGTGACCAATGCAAGACCCTTAAAGACCAAGAAGACCGAAGGAACTACCCCGGGATATTCCACTGACGGGTATGGCGTTCCGAAAGTCGAACAAAAGTTCGACTAGGGGCGCCGCCGAAACTCTTTTTCGCGCGTCTCAGGTTTTAGGGGTCAAACCACCATGTGAAGGAGGCTGTCATGGGTGCTCGTGGACCGCAGCGGCAGCCTCTCCAGTTGAGGGTCATCAATGGTCGCGGTCCTGATCGTGATGCAGGCGGCAGGAAGATTTCGGAGGACGATGCAGGTTTCGAGCATAAGGCTCCGTCGGTGCCGGCGTGGCTGTGCGGCGAGGCGTTGAACACTTGGCGGCGAATCGTTCCGAAGCTCGCGCGGTTGAAGCTCATCAAGCCGGAGGATCGGGATGCGCTCGTGGCGTATTGCACTGCTGTGGCTTCGATGAGGGCCGCGCAGGAGTGCATCAACGAGGAGGGCGTGCTCATCGAGACGGAGCGTGGTGCTCGCAAGCTCAATCCCGCTTTTACCGTGCTGACCCAATCGCAGAATACGATTCGTGCTTTCGCGCATGAGTTCGGCCTGACTCCGGCGAGCGAATCGAATGTCGCTGGAAAGGCCGAGGAAGATGAAGAATTCAACCCGTTCGCCTGAACTGCCGGACGCTGAGACTCTGGAACGTCTGAAGATCAGTCCCGAGGTCGCTTGGTATTGCCTGGAGCGTGGCATGGACCTGCCGAAGGAATGGCAGGTGCCGAAGATCAAGACACCGGAGCCAAGGAACGTCGATGGCGCAGTGTTCGACCCCGCTCGCGTCGACAAGGTGCTATTGAGCTTCCACACACTCCGTCACACGCAGGGCAAGTGGGCTGGCAAGCCGCTTGACCCTGACCCGTGGCAGCTGGTGTGGATCCTCGCCCCAGTGTTCGGATGGGTGAAGAAGAACGCCGACGGACAGTGGGTGCGCATCATCCGCGATTTGTATGTCGATGTGCCGCGTAAGAACGGAAAGTCGACGCTGTCTGGTGGCATCGCGGTCTATATGCTTGGTGCCGATGGTGAGCCGGGGGCGCAGGTCGTGTGCGCCGCGTCCACCGAACATCAGGCTGGCTTCGTCTTCCAACCGATCAAACAGCTTGTGGAGAAGACGCCGGCTTTGAAGGGTGTGATGACGGCGCATCAGAAGCGTATCGTCCACAATCGCTCCGGCAGTTACATGGAAGTGATTTCCAGTGCCGCCGATGCGGCGCATGGCATGAATCTTCACTGCTTCATCGTCGATGAGCTTCACGTGCATAAGACGCCGGATCTGGTGCGAACATTGGAGACTGGTCGTGGCTCGCGTACCCAGCCTTTGGGTGTGCGCATCACCACGCCTGATGATGGCAAATCGAACACGATTTACGATCAGACGCGCAAATACGTGGAGCAGCTCGCTGCCGGCACTATCAAGGATGACACGTATTACGGCGTGGTCTGGGGTGCCGACGAGACCGATGATCCATTCGCTGTCGAAACGCAGATGAAGGCGAACCCCGGCTACGGCAAGAGCCCGAGCGCCGAATACTTGGCGGCTCAGGCCAATCAGGCGCGGAATTCGCCTGCACAGCTCGCCAGCTACCTTCGACTGCATCTCGGTATCCGCACGAAGCAGTCCGAACGCTTCATCACCCTCGATTCCTGGGACCGCAATGCCGGTGCCATCTACGCTTCGCCCGACCAGATGGCCGAGGCATACAAGGGCCGCGTCTGCTATGGCGGCTGGGATCTCGGCGCGGTGTCCGATCTGACGGCTTGGTCGCTGCTCTTCCCGGATGATTGCGGCGGCTATGACGTGCTGTTGAGATTCTGGGCGCCGGAATCCGACCTGTCGGCATTGGACAAGCGCACGGCGGGCATGGCGTCCGTGTGGGTGCGTGACGGATGGCTGACCTTGACGCCCGGCGACGTGACCGATTACGCATATGTCGAGAAGCGCATCCTGCATGACCTTGACTTTTTCGATGTGCAGACCATCGGCTACGACCCGTGGAACGCCACGCAGGTCGCCAATGACCTGCAGGAGGCCGGGTTGGACGTGGATCGTCTGACCATCGTCCGGCAGGGCACGAAGACTTTGAGCCCGGTGCTCAAGGAGATGCAGCGACTGCTGCTCACCGGCACGAAGGACGCTCCGCTCTTCCGACACCACGGCAACCCCGTATTGCGGTGGAATGTGGACAATCTCGCAGTCAAGACCGACACGAATGGGAACGTCCAGCCGGACAAGCAGAACTCCGGCGACAAGATCGACGGCGTGGCCGCGACCCTGAACGCATTGAGCGAGGCATTGACCCGCCCCGCGCCGGAAAGGAGCATTTATGAGACGGAAAGCCTTTTTGCTTGACCTCCTGCAGTTGATTCTGGAGATTCTCGGACTCGCCTTCATCATCACCGGCTGTTTCCTGGTCTGGATTCCTCTTGGCTGGATTGTTTCCGGTCTTGTGATTCTGAAACTTGCTAAGGCGGTGAGCGAATGAGCCTACTTTTCAAAGGCTCCGGCAGTGTAATCGACTTCGCCGGCAGGAACGTTGCCACGGTGACCGGCCCATGGCCGGTGGTCGACCCTGGAATGCCATTGTCGAGCGGTCCTCGCGCATTCGAGATCTATTCCACGCAGCCGAGCGTCCGCAAGGTTGTGGAATTCGTCGCGCGAAACGTCGCCCGCGTCCATATCCAGGCATTCGAGGGCGAGCCATACGGTAAAAGGAAGATGCTTACGGATGGGCCATTGCATCAGCTGGTCAATCATCCAAATCCAGCGAATGGCACAAGTACATACCGGCTGATTCACGATATCGTTGCCGATCTGATGCTTTTCGACAGATTCCTAGTGGTTTACTCCGATGCAGACGGCACTTTGGAGCGATTGCCGACCTCACAATGGCGGTTCCACAGGCGTCCGGGCATCATTGATGAGGCCGACGGCTTCACCACCACCGACCCGGCGTCAAATCCGGACGGGTACATCCGCTTCGACGATCCGGACACCACGCTCGGATACTTCCGCGACAAGGGTTACGGCAGCTTCGATGGCATCAGTCCGATGCTCACACTGCAACAGACCTTGGATGAACATACCGAGGCCGTAAAATGGCGTCGACAACTGTGGAAGCATGGCCTGCGCATGCCTGGCTACTGGTCGCAGAATCTGGACGAGAAGGCCTTGTCTTCCGATGCGCGACGCAGGTTGCAGACCGAGCTGGCCAATTGGATGGACGGCGGCGGCAAGGAGGGCGAGAGTCCTATCCTGCGCGGCATCGAATATCAGAAGGTCGGCACCGAATTCACGCCGAAGGACGCGCAGGAGGTAGAGGGACGCACCTTGAGTGACATCGAGGTGGCGTCCGCCTATCAGGTGCCGCCCGAGATGGTCGGCGCAAGGGAAGGAAAATACGCTTCGCAGCAGGCCTTCCGCGACGCGCTCTACCGTGAGACGCTCGGCCCATTGTTCGAGCAGTTGCAGGGCGCTTTCAACGAGCAGATCTGCAGTAGATTCTTCAAAGGCCAGTTCATCGAATTCAATATCGAATCCGCTTTGCGCGGCAGCTTCATCGACGATGCGCAGGTCACGTCCTCCGCCGTCGGCGGCCCGTGGATGAGCGTCAACGAGGCGAGAGCGGATCATGGTCTCGAGCCGAAGGGCGAGGAATACGACGAGATTTTGACTCAATTGAACACCGTCCGTGGCGGCGGCACTCAGGCGAGCCCTCATGACAGCGGCTCGCAGAATCTTGGAGGTGCAAATGCACAGGAATGACATGCGTCCTCTCTCCGAGGGCCGGAGGAAGACGCTTCTCGCCAAGTCCGAGCCAATGGGCGTGGGCAACGGCCAGTCTTTGGGCGAAGGCAAATTCACCGCGGTCGTATCGACCTTCAATGTGGTCGATTCGCAGGGTGACATGATGCTGCCGCACGCCTTCGATGATTCGATCGCGAATTTCCGCGCCGGCAAGACCATCCCGATCCTCTTCAGCCATAATTGGACGGATCCGAACGCGAACGTCGGCGTCATCACTGACATGCGGCAGACCGATACGTGCCTTGAGATTGACGGCCAGCTTGATTTGAGCAGTCCAAACGGCCTGCAGTGCTTCAAGCTTTTGAAGGACGGCCGCGTGCACGAGTTCAGCGTCGGCGGTGAGGCATGGTATGACGACGTGCAAACCGCGCCGGATGGCGATCTCGTCTGGCCCATCACGAAATTCGACCTTTTCGAGGTCAGTCTCTGTCTCAAGGGCGCGAACCCGGAAACGCGACTGGTCAGCACGAAAAGCGAGGACCCGCCGGCCGACACAGGCCAGCAGGACACTGATTCAAACGAAGGCTCCGAACCGAATGGTCCGGGGCCTTTTTCAATGCAGCAATTCGACCGCGACGAGCTCCGAAATATGATCCGCGAGGTCATGAATGAGGAACGGTCGCAGGACACCACCGACGAAGAAGCCGACGAACCAGAGCCAAGCGAAGGCGAACCGGCCGACGTCGAGAACTTGCCCGATTTGACCGCGTGGGCGGCGGAAATGGAAACACAGCTCATCACCGAAGGAGATTCCAACATGAGCATGAAGCAGGAACTGCAGGACACCATCGCCCGCGTGAAGGCGATCGCTAACAAGGCGCAGGGCGAAGGCCGCGAATTCACCGCGGACGAGAACGAGGAGATCATCTCCCTGCGCAAGAAGGCCGATGATCTGAAGGCGAGGATCGACAAGGAGCATGAGGCTTCCGAAGCCTTGAAGAGCATGCTTGCCGCATCCGAGCCGTCCGACGATGTGTCCGGCAAGGCCATCGCCTACAAGACCATCGGCGAGGCATTTGTTCACTCCGACGCCTACCTCGCCTTCAAGAACGCGACTACCCCGGATCGCACGCCGGTGCGCATCGCCAAGACCCGCGTGCGCGTCAAGCAGGATCCTAACCCGCTGTCCACCGCACTGCCGGGCGCCGTGACACCGACCGTGTTGCCGGGCTACACCGACATCACCTATCCGAAGCCGAACATCTTCCTCGACCTCATCACCCGCGGCACCACCAATTCCGCTTACGTGCAGTACCGTCAGCTCATCAGCGTCACCAACAACGCCGCAGCCGTCAAAGAAGGCGCCGCAAAACCGCTGTCCGAGCTGGGCACCCAGATGGCCGAGGCGAAGGAGTGGACCTGCGCCGACGGCATCAAGGTCACCAACCAGGAACTTCATGATGACGGCATCATCAGCTCGCTCATCAACAGCACCTTGACCCGCAACCTGAACGCCTATCTTGAGAAGACCATCCTCAACGGCGATTCCGCAACCGATGTGGCGCAGAAGGGCATCCTGAACACCACCGGCACCCAGCAGGTCGCCTTCGACACCGACGTGTTCGCCACCGTCCGTCACGCCAAGACCGTCCTGTCGAACATCGGAACAACCATTCAGGCCATCGTCCTGAATCCGGAGGACAACGAAGCAATCGACCTCATGCAGGACAAGCAGGGCCGCTACTTCGGACAGGGGCCGTTCTCGGCGGGTCCGAGCACCCTGTGGGGCATCCCGCGCATCGAATCGCAGGCACTTCCGAAGGGAACCGCCGTCATGGGTGAATTCTCCACCGTGCAGCTGCTCAATTACGTGCCGCTGACCATCGAGGCGTTCAACCAAAACGAGGACGACGCGCGCCACAACCTGACCTACGTGCGCGCGGAGGAACGCAACATGCTGTTCATCCGCGAACCGAAGCGCATCGCCGTGGTCAAGCTCTCCGCCACCGATTCCTCCTCCAGCCAAGACCACAAGTGATTCGGAGGTGACCGATGGCAGAGTCGACGCTTGATCCGCTGGCCTCCATCTACGACCTCGCATTGAAGACCGGAGGCAAGGCCGACGACGAGAAACTCAAACTCGCCTTGGACCTTGCCTCCGGCCGATTCCGCGAACAGGCCAACAATCCGATCAGCATGATGACCGAAACCGTCATCCTCGACTCCGACGGGGGCAGGGCTCTCACATTGCCCTGTCTTCCGGTGCGCGAGGTGTCGGAGTTGGTCATCGACGGCCGGCAGGTCACTGATTTCGAATGGTCCACGTCGGGCGCGATACGTCTCGACAGGCCGATTCCGGACAAGTGGCGGAGCGTGCAGATCACGTACCGGCATGGCTACGACCCGGTGCCAAAAGGCATCCAGGATGTCGTGCTCGAACAGGCCGCGACCATCTACCAGACGCTTCCAGGCCTCGTGTCCTACACCACCGGCGCCGAACAGCGCACCTATTCGTCCGCTCTGACGGTCGGCACGACGGCCCAGTGGGCGGCGATGGTCGCCCGATACAAGGTGGACTGACATGGACGGTATCCACGGACATACGCTCACCATCACGACGAAAGTCGTGGACGGCGAGCCGGACGAATTCGGCCAGCCGCAGTATGCGACGCGCAAAACCGTGCTCGATGGATGCAACGTGCAGCCGGTAGCCGTGACCGACCTGCCGCTCTTCCAGGACGCGAACCACTTGCCGCAATACAAGTGCTTCAGCCATTCCGGCGATCTCGTCGCGAGCCTGCTCACGGGCGATTCGCGCATCGAATGGAATGGCCGCATTTTCCAGCCCGCTTCGGCGGCATTCGACTATGCGACGCCCGACGGCATCGGCAACCACACCGAGTGGTGGATGACGGAGGTGACGTCATGAGCAGGAAATTCATGGTCGATGAGGATTGGATGCGCAAAAACGTGCTGTCCAATCCGACCGTCACCTCAGCTTTGAACGCGAAGGCACGTCGGCTCGCTCCGATTGTGAAGCGCATCGCCCTCAAGGAAGGTGATCGGCATTACGCGGAAAGCGTGCGCGTCGTACAGGGCAAACGTCCCGGTACGAAGTCGCCGAGCCACATCCAGAGGCCTTTCGCCCGCGTCATCGTCGGTGACGAGCAGGCCACGGAGAAGGAGTTCGGAGGCAAGCTGCCGAAGAAGGGCTTCCTGCGCCGCGCGATAGCGGAGATGGGGGACTGACTCATGCTCCTGCAAGGCCAATGGCCCCACCCGCTCCCTTTGCTGATCGCTTGGCTGAAGGACGATGTCGGCATCTCGGCGGTTTCGAAGCTGCCGGATGACATGAAAGACCATCTGCCTTGTGTGATGGTCACGCCGGCGCCCGGCGGAGGTCAGGGTGCCGACTATACGCGCACGCGCAGCGTCGACATCGACGTGTACGCGGCCGACTGGAAGTCGATGGCCGACATCACCGGACGTATCGAAGCTTCCATCTTCAGGCTCGGAGGCCGAGGCAACCGCTACGGCTACGTTGACGCCTCACAAATCACCGAATTCTCTCAAATCGCATACGAGCGTGCCGCCGGCGTGCTTCGCTGCACCGCCACGGCATCTCTCGACATGCGCCCAAAAACCAGTCTCAAATAACGACAACGATTGGAGGAAATGATGGCCGACATCACCGATGTGCCAAGCATTCTCAATGACAATAACGGAAACGTGCGAAAGTGGGGCACTCAGCTGCTCGCTATCGCCGACTATTCGACCGCGATGCCGGATCCTTTCTTCGACACCGCAACCAACAAACCGAATCAGCTGCCCGAGGGTTTCAAGGTGATGGGCTACATCAGCACTGATGGCGCGAAGATGAGTCGCGGCATCGAATCCGCCGACACCAGTGCGGTGCAGGATCTGGAGCCGGTGCGTTCCGACATCACCGGCCGTACCCGCACCCTGCAGCTCACCTTCCTGGAAATGAACGCATGGGTCAAGGCCTTGGCCCACGGCCTGCCCGTCTCCCAGTGGCCGGAAAACAAGGATGAGGGCTTCGAATTCACCGATGAAAAAACCACGGAATTCCCGTACTACCGCCTGATCTGGATCGGTCAGGACGGTGTGGGCGACGCGGCACATTACCGCATCGAGGCCGGGTATCGCGTCAAGGTCACCAATCAGGGCGACAACACCAAGAACCGCTCCGACGCCGAGGGTGAGGACCAGACCTTCACCTTCTTCCAGGATCCGAAGACCGGCAAGGTGTTCTACGAGGGCGAGAAGATCGCCAAGGCCGGTGCCGCGCCTCATGCTGATGTCTCCCAGTCGCAGCCGGTGTCCGATCAGGCAGCGTCCTCCGAGTCACAGCTGGTCGCCGACTGACATTGATTCTTCCCGCACCGGGCTTTTGATTCCTTTCACCGGTGCGGGATTTTCCCTTCTTCTCTCGCCGAAAGGAACACTGATTTTTTTGAAAGGATTGAACAATGACCGACAACAAGAAGCGTAAGGTCCGCAGCCTCAAGGCCGTGAAGGCGAAGTATCTTGAATCCCATCCGAAGATTCGGGAGTGGATCGAGTTCACCATCGACGACGAGCCGGATGCGAAGGAATTCCGCATCCACGCTCCAATTTTCCAGTCGAATGAGGAGAAGAAGGCATTCGCGAAGGCGCAGGAGTCCGACGACCAGTTCGACTTGGCGAAAGCGCTGCTCGGCGCCCAGTGGGATGATTTCATCGAGGCCGGCGGACAGATCAGCCTGCTTTTCCTCCTGCTCGACGACGCGGCCGATGAAGTGCATGAGACGGACAGCGAGGGAAACCCTACAACGCTTTAGAGCTCCTTGACGGCGATGGTCACGCGGAGGAATTGGAGGCCGCGTTATGCGCGGTCTACGCGCCGCGTGACCCCATCCAAGAGTTCTGGCAACGCAAGATCAGTCTCCGCGCATTGCATGCGCTGATAATCCACATGCCGCCGGACAACGTCTTCTTTCGTGCTTTGGCTGGTGATGGCTGGAGTGAGTCGGAATGGCTGTTGCACGATTTGGGCGACATGCTCCGTGACATCCAGCTAACCATCACCCAGTGCGCTCCATTTGTGGAGCATCCCCTTGAAGAGGATGACATCAGGCCTCGCACCAAGCCTCCGGCTGTCGTGGTGGCTGAGTCCAAACGCGAACAGTCGTCTGTCGACAGCAAGGCCTTACACGCGCAGGAGCGGAGCGAGCTCATGGCGCTTGTCACGGGCGATCAATCGAAAAACTGAACAGTGAGGTGGTCTCATGGCCGGCACAGCCGCATGGATCGATGTGCTCCCGAATCTGAGCGCTTTCGGCACGAAGCTCAACAGCGGTGTGACGGCCGCGGCCACCTCCGCAGGACGGAATGCCGGCAAGAAATTCTCCGACGCCATGAATCAGGCCGCTGGCCGTGACGTGCTGTCAGAGCAGGTCAAGAGCCTGCAGCAGGCTGAGAAGAAGGCCGCGCAGGCGGTCAGCCAGTGCACGTCGCAGATCGCAAAAGCGCGCGACGAGCAGAAAAGCGCCGACCTGCGCGTACAGGCCGCCGAAGTCAAACTGCAGGAAACCATCGTCAAAAGCGGACAATCCTCCTCACAGGCCATCAACGCCCAAGCACGACTCAACGACGCAAGGAGCAAGGCGAGGCAGAAGACCGAAGCCGTCACATCGGCCGAGGAACAACTCAAAGCCGCCAGCAAGGGCCTGAAAGAGACTCAGACGCAGCTCCACGACGCTCAGACGAATCTGAACGCGAGCACTTCCAAGCAGTCGGGATTTTTCGCGTCCGCCGCGGCATCGGCGCGCAATGCCATCAACTCCTTCCGTAGCATGCAATCAAGCGTCACCACCACTGCCGCAAGGGGAGTCGGAGATTCCGAACGCTTCTTCACCGCGTGGGGAGCCGCGAAGTTCGGAGCCATCAGCGGGTTCGCGCAGTCGGCATTCAGCAAAGTCTCAAACATCATCACCAGCAATGTGGGAGGCGCCATTAAACGCGCCGACACGATGAACAATTTCCCCAAAGTCATGAAGAATTTGGGGTACGACTCGAATGACGCTGCCGCAGCCATCAAACGCATCAGCGCCAGCATCGACGGCCTGCCGACCACCACATCAAGCATGATCGGCATGGTCCAGCAGCTTGCTCCGTTGACCAAGAATCTGGACGAGGCCACCAGCATCGCATTGGCGTTCAACAATGCCGTCCTGGCCGGCGGCAAAGACACAGTGCTGCAGGCCAACGCCATCGAACAGTACAACCAGATGTTGAGCGCGAACAAGGTCGATGCCGCCGCATGGCGAAGTGTCGTCAATGCAATGCCTGGCCAGATGAACCAATTGGCCAAGAGCATCCTTGGCGCAAACGCGAAGCAGAACGACCTATATGAGGCGATGAAGGGTGGCAAGGTCACCTTCGAGGACTTCAATAAGGCGCTCGTCAAGCTCAATAAGGACGGCTACGGGCCGTACGCATCATTTACGACGCAGGCAAAAGACGCCACACAGGGCATCGGCACTGCGATGGAGAACGCGAAAAACCGCGTCCAGAAGGCCATCGAGAAGATTATCGAGGCGTTCGGTGTCGACCGCATCAGCGGCGTCATTAACAGCTTTACGGCGAAATTCGGAGATGTCGGCTCGGCTGTGGCCAAGGCGGTCTCCGGATCATTGGAATTCGTCGAGACCGGCAAAGTCAACGAAAAATTGGCTGAATCTTTCCACATCGACAAGAAGTCGTATGCGGGCATCGAAGACGCTTACCAGCGGATTCGGTGGGGGTATAAAGGTCTCACCGATTTCATCAAGACCGGTGAATTCTCGTACGAGTTCAACCGTGCCTTCGAGAACGCAGACCGCCAGACACTCATCGACTTCAAAGACAGCCTCCTCGGCATCCGCGACTCCGCCAGCGAGGTGCTGAAGAACCTTCCCGGATTGGGTGAATTTTTCAACACCCCGGCGGATGGCGACAAGTCGAACTTGAACAAGGCCTTGAAAGCCGCCAATGTGGCGCTTGCTGGTCTGAAGCCACTGCTCGACCTGCTCGCATCAATCGAGAAGGCGTGGAACGGTCTGTCCGCTGACCAGCAGGGCACCATCTTCGATACGGCCATCTACCTGTGGTTAGGTAGTAAAGGATTCAAGATACTGAAGAACATCTTCGGTGTCGCCAAGGATATCGGCAAAGGCTTCGGCATCGCCGGAAAAGGTATCAAGACCGCTGGCAACGCGCTGAAATCGTTCGGCAAGTTCCTCGGCGGGCTGAAGGCTCCGAAATGGCTGTCAAAGCTTACCGTCGGCAAGGTTGGAATCGCAGCCGGTGGAACCGCAATGCTTTCAGCTGCGAAGAACGTCGAAAAAGGCACTCCTAAGTGGGCATGGAGTCAACTGAACAAAATTCCCGGTTTCAGCGAGGGCGACAAGTCATACGCCGACTACCAGAAACGGTACAAGGCCGCACAGGAAAACAACAAGTTCCTCGGAATCAAGAACTCCACATGGGAACACAACCTGAATCCGCTGAACTGGCCATCAATGGCCGTGGGTGCCGCGAAAACCGGAATGAACAAACTCGGAAGCCTTCGAAAGAAAGCCGACGAGCAGGGGTTCGCAGGTAATACCGGTTCCGCGCAAGCTTCGATGAGCTCCGGCCAACGCGATGCCGGAGTCAAGGCTTGGAACGGCATCAAAGGCGCGTTCTCCGAGGCAGGGCAGGCACAGGCCGACAATACGGCAGCGCAGGTCAAAGCCCAGCAGGACACTCTGGCCGGCATCAAGAAGGCATGGGGCGACGCCGGCGATTGGATCAACACCAATTGGTGCGACCTGATGGTCAAGATCCAGTCGAAGTTCGACGGCGCGGCCCAGTGGGTCGAGGACCGTTGGAACGGTGTCAAGGACTGGTTCGGGACCACAGGTCAGAAGATCGGCGACTTCTTCTCCGGTATTCCATCGGCGATTGGTGGATGGTTTGATTCGGCGG